ATTTCTGGAATCGCACCGTTTTGCCGAACACATCCTTGGCTTCAATCAATTTGTAAGACTTTCCGCGGGGTTTCTTCACATATAATTTGTGGTTCAATGTACAAATCGCCTGAACACGTTTATTTTTGACATGATATAAATATCCGTCGTGCGCATACGCGAATTTATTTATGGGATATTCGTAACACATGTTTCCATTTACGTCCAATGTGGCGACCTTATGAATGTTAATATCAATGTCCCGCATCTCTACCCATCCGTGTTGCGTCAATACTTGCTGAGTTGGCAGAGCACACGCAAATTTGTCACCCAAATTGGGCACACGCTCTTCCCGGATTCGTACCTTGGCAATGCGTTCTCCTTCCTCGCCCTCGGTAATAAAGGTCTTGTCGACCGTCCCCAATTGCCCCTTCTTCGTCGTCTTGGATCCGTCCACCTTCTTGGCATCGCCCGAAGATGACGAGGTCAGGCCAATCAACACCGTCTTGTCGTTCACTTCCGTCCCCTCTTTAATCACACCGTACTGATCCAGTTGACTGTAGTCGTACCCCGGTTTGGTACCCACTACCCCCGCCTCCGCCTCAATATTGGAGAATTTAATGTCGGTCACCGTATCAATGTTCTTACTGGTTTCCTCGTGGGCTTGGTACGTCGTGTAATACGTGGTACGGAAAAGCCCGCGTTTCAAGCTCCCTTCGTTGATCAACACCGCATCTTCCACATTGTAACCCGTATAACACATGATGGCCACTACCGCATTGACACCGTAGGGATTTTCCTCGTGGTTAATATGGTCCAAGTACCGGGTTTTGACCAGCGGCGTTTGTCCCGTATTTAAGATGACCGCCGTCTTGTCCATACGTACCTGATAATTGGTGTGATACAGTGACACCGCCTGCTTGCTCTGCCCACAAGAGAACGAATTGCGAGTAGGCGGATTACTCTCGGGAAACACAATCAAATTACACATGTTACCAAATATCAAAGATTCGTGTATCTCCATGTGCGTGTATTTTTTGCTGGGGTTCTCCACATACTGTTCGGTGTTGAGACAAATGAGCGCGTTCTCGCTTTCGCTGCAGTCCAAATAGTCGATCGGTGCCTTTTTACTCATGAATCGCTCGATTTTGCGGGGATTGGTTTCTTCGTTGACCCCCGTGTACAGCTCAAAGAGTTCGTAGATGCGCGAAGCATAGGGGTCGAACTGCGCCCCCTCGCGTTTCGCGTTGAGACCGGTGGTCAATGCTTCCCAGTGAATGTCGCCGTCCTTGCCCTCCAAATATTTCTGGGCCTCTTTGAGTTCAAACGACATGGTATTCGTCTCTTCATCGCGGTAAAAAATGGGCCGCGACAGCCGCCCCGCATCGGTATAAATATACACCGTGTTTTGTTTGATTTCAAACGTCACACTCATGAAAATGGGCAACAACGCATTGCGACGGAACAACTTGATTTTCTTGACGCAATCAAAGGGGTCGAGGATCGCCCCCGCCCAGTACCCGTTCACCATCACCTTGGTCATGGTGGCCAGCATCTTCGGAGAACATTCTTCCACATATTTCAGCGCGATTTTCTCGCGCATCCACTGGACCAGTTCTTCGCGCATGCCCTGACCACCACGGGTGACGTGGGTCATGATGGCCAAGGATTTGTGGAGACCAATGTTGCCGCCGTCGGGGGTGTCAATGGGGTCAATGTACCCCCACTGCGAGCAGTGGAGTTTGCGCGGTTCCACCAATTTCGATCCGGCGTCCATGGGCAAATTCGTCTTGCGCAGGTGCGACAGACACGTGTTGAACGACAGGCGATTCAAATCCTGGACGATGCCCACGCGTTTGGTGTTGGCCGTGGCGCCCCAGTTTCCCTTGAACGCCTTTTTGAACCCGGCTTCCACGACCCGGGTCTTGAAGACCTCGTCGTGAAACGTCTGAATCAGGAGGGGCAAGTCCTTCTCGTACAAGATTTTGCTGTAGAGAAGACGCTCCTCGAATTTCACCTGAATGTGCTTCAACTGGAGGTTGTAGTATTCGCGGAAGAGGTCGTACATGAGCGAACCCACGAGTTCCAGGCGCTTGTACTTGAAATTGTCGCGGTCGGTGGGATTTTCGAGGCCCGTGCTCACCGACAACAGCCGGAACACCATGTGGCCCAAGTAGTGCGCCTTTTCCGTGTAATTGGTTTCGCCGATGTGGGGCAGGAAATAATCCGACAGAATTTCGAGGGCGTGCTCCGTACGCTTGCCTTTGGTCAAGGACGCAATGTATTCGATGGCCAGGACTTGGGTCATCATGGACCCCGCATCGTGAACCGACGGCGCAAACGCGTCAATCATGTGCTCGTACTTGTCGAGGTCCAACAAGCACAACTCGATAATCGCCTTGTCTGTGACAATACCGAGGGCGCGGAAGAGGACGAAGAGGGGGACGGGTTTGCGGACATTGGGCACATTCACCACAATCTGTTGGTTGGTGTATGACGCGGTGGGGGCCACGATTTGTACCGACAAGTTGCGGATCGGTTTGGAGACGTTTTCAGAGACGGAGCGGATGTCGGCCGAATACAGATATTCGGTGGCGGAAATCACGTTGCCCTCGTCGTCAAGTGTGTCTTTCCCTTTGCGTACCCACAACATGTTGTCGGCGAATTTTTCCTGGGTCACGACGGTTTTTTCTAAACCTTGGATGATGAAATACCCGCCCACATCACTGCGGCATTCACCCATGGTGTGCCGAAGTTCCCGGGGCAATCCTTTCAGTACACAAAAATCCGAATGAAGCATGATGGGGAATTTACCGAGGTAAACTTTGGAGAGGATCACGGTACGGCGTTGAGAACGCCCCTTCTCGGAGGAGGTGAGGGATTTTTCGGTGGCTTCGCGGATGGCGGCGGCCATCGCCGGCGTCATTTGGAAGGGTTTCACCTGCCGTTTGTCGCGGGTCACCTTGCGCCGCGTCTCTTGGCGGGGTTTTTTGGGAGCACCCCCCTGCGTGTTCTCCGGTTCTCCCCCGCCCAACGTCTGGGGATCCATTTTGAAATTTTGAAATGACCCCCCCGTGGGGTAATGGGCCTCGGTTTCGACTGCCTCGATGACCCCCTCGCCCCCGCGCGTCTCCCCGAGCCCTTCTGTGACAATACTGGGGGACTCCCCTGGTTCTAAAAGGTCGATAAATTCGATTTCAATGTCGTAGTGGACGGTCATCCCGTAGGTCATGTTGCGGAGACGGGCCTCGTTGGGAAACATGTAATGTGCGCGGTTTTCGTCGTAAATGACGGGTTTGCCGAAATAGATGCGCGATCCGTCTTTTCCGCCCAAATACATGTGGCATTGGTGTTTGAAATCGCCCAGGTTCTCGTCGTAGACGGACGAGATGGACACGGGATTCTTTTCTTTGAAAATTTGGAAAATGCCGTTTTTGAAGAAATCATTGTAGGATTCGAGGTGGTGGGCAACTAAAGCTTGGGGATTGTCTTCGAAATAGGAGTTGATAATTTTCCAAATATTGGCCGTGTCCATGGTATATATTTAGTGTAAGAGAACTATATATTATATTATACTACAATAATATATAGTTTCATGGCACGCACAATACAAAAAAAACATACTCACAAAAAGCGCGGAAATAACAGGAAGACGCGTCGACAACGTAAATCTAGTCGCAAGACATTGTTAAGGAAACGTGTTGGGGGGGGAGTTAAGTGTGAAAAAATGATAACAAATACAGAAATGTTAAAAGAACATTTATTCAAAGGCATTTATATTACAGACCGCGAAAATGTATATGTTAGATATCCGAGTGATAGTAATACCCATTTAGTTTTCTATGAAAAACATAGTGATGAAGAAATAAAGTTGACAACCTTACATGACATATTTATTACAGATCTTTCTTTTTGGTCATTGATATTGTTAAGCGATGATCGAAAGGAGCAAATAAAAAAAAAGGATAAGAAAAATTATATTGTAATAGACGGTCTAGAATCGTTTTATGTTGACAATTATAATGTATCCAACGAAAGTGAATACACAAAAACCACGAAAGAATTTGATAAATTCCTTATAGAGAAATTCCTTAATGACAATATAGTAAAAACAGAAGAAGAAAAAAAAACATTATCAAATGAATACAATGATTACATTCGCAAATTAAGATCATATATAAGCCTACCAGATAATAGTACTAACAGAACAACATATTCTTTTGAAAGTTCGGGTGATGTTATAAAAACCGTTATAAAAACAGGAAAAACAACTGTTGGTAAAATATGTCTTTTTGATCTTTCACAACATGATTCTAATGACCCCAAAAGTAAAATAATGGATTTTAGAGAATTTGAATCTTTTGTTAATAATAGCCGCTTGGTGAAGGGCTCAGAAAAATTAGCCAAACGTTTACTAAGTAAAGGAAGAGACATTGGAACCCAAATAACGAATCGACTCAAAATGCTGAAAAATGGGTCAAAAGCGATAACCTCATCTGATACCTCAAGTGATATGCCGTTACCAACCGAAACTACTAGTTGGACTCACAAATAAGTAAAAAGACACACCCGACAAGAATAATATTTAGTGAATATATATCACAAAAATGAAGGGTGATTTGTTTGATCTCTTGTATGGCCCCATGGACAAGTTCTACTGTATGTGGTTCTTGTACCTCTCCATCTTTGGCTTTATTCTCTTCGTCATTGCGTTCATCACGTTCTTGTTCTTGGCGTTGACCAAGCCCCGCAGCAGCAAGTTCTACTTCCAGATGTTTTTGGTGATGTTGGGCTACTTTGTCTTCTATTTCCAGAACCGCCTGTTGCACTCCATGTGCGTCAACACCATCAAGTTTTAGATCGCCGGAACATTTCCCACAAAAATTGATATAATAATTGTTGGTCATTATATCAATAATAACTCGAGTTCAATCAATCATTATGCGCCAATTCGTCCTACTGTTCACGCTGATTCGTTCCACGCGTTCCCTCCTAACTTCAAAGGTCGGCGCCCGGCGAGGTTTGCGTGATTATTTGACCGCGGTAACCAATCCGCCTCTTCACTTAGTGAAAACCACCTACGATTTCGAACCCAACCAGTGTGTCAACTGCAAGCATTTTGTACAAAACACCTTTAGCGGACAACCATTTGCGAAATGTAAGCTGTTCCCCTTGTCGGTTGAACCCATATATGATGTCAGTTCGTCTGTGGTAGATACCTCACGGGAGAAGCACGCCAAGATTGTCGCCCCCCAACCGATGACAGAGCCAACTCACATTATCCGTGATTATTACTACTGTTCCACTGCGCGCAAGCGAAACAGCATGTGCGGAGAACATGGCCGTTTTTACGAAGAAGCGTGATACTGCGCGGTCGTTTGAGACTGCCCAATAAAAATCCAAGAAAACGTATACACATCCACCATGGATATTTTTTATTACAGTAATTATTGCAAACATTCCCAGCGTGTTCTCCAATTTTTAGTCAAAGGTAATTTAGTAGATTCAATCAGTTTTATCTGTATCGACAAGCGCGTCTATGATAAAAAAACCAACCAGACCCGAATTTCCCTGGAAGACGGCAAAATGGTGATCCTGCCACCCAACATTCATAACGTTCCCGCGCTTCTTCTCGTGAATAAAAACTATCAACTGGTTCTCGGCGACGATATTATTCGTCATTACGAGCCCCGAATCAAAGAAAAATTGTCGGGGGCAAATTTTGGCAATGGAGAACCTTTAGGCTTTGCGGTAGCTAACATGGGTGGTTCGGGAGGGTCCAACATCGTCTCGGAACAGTTTACCTTTTTCAATGCTCCCCCCGAAGAATTGGGTGCGAAGGGCAACGGAAACAGCCGGCAAATGTATAATTACGTGTTGGCCGATTCCGATAGCGCGACGATTCCTACCCCTCCGGATAAATATCGCCCCGATAAAGTCACGGCCAGTGTAGACATGGACACGATTCAGAAAAACCGGAATCAGGACATTCAACAATCGCCGCTGTTCATACCGTCCTTGTAAAAAATATACTTATTAATTATACTATGAAAACAAAAAACAAGGAGTAATAAACGTAAAACTACGCATAAACGTAAAACTACGCATAAACGTAAAACTACGCATAAACGTAAAACTACGCATAAACGTAAAACTACGCATAAACACAAAACTACGCATAAACACAAAACTACGCATAAACACAAAAAATTGTTTGTAGATAATCGTTCGATTCGGGAGGGTCTACGACAGGTTTCACGGAACATGATGTCTATGGTGAAGGCAGGTAATCCTAAGGAGAAACATGATCAGGCATGGAAAGTTATCGAAGAATTAAAGGAAAACATCGAAGAATTAAGGGAAAACATCGAAGAATCAAACGCTAAAATTGTGCGGAAAAATAATTTCCGTGAAGAAAGGAGAATCAAAGTCCAGCTAGATCAAGCAATAAGGGATGATTCTGGGGAGAAACATACGACATCGGAAGCAGGATGGGATAACACTGATAAACTATTTACAGAAATAAATACGCAATTAGAAGAATTACTAAAAATTTTAATTAGCTGTGAATCAAAACCTCAATACAAAGATATTTTTTACACAGATACACAAGATTCTAGAACATCTACCGAATTAGGTAATAAATTGAAAACTCTGTTAAGAAAATTAGTTGCTTTTACTTTTCCAAGAGTAAAGAGTTCTAGTATTATACATCAACAAAAACGACTAAGAAATATGTATATATATGAAATACTTTGTATAATAGTACCTGCTGGGTTTGGTGAATTTATGAGAAGTCTTAACAATTATGAACGCAATCAAGAAAAAGAAAAAAATATATTTTGGAAATATAGTGTAGATCTTAGCTTGGCACGGCATCCATTTGATCCATTAAAATTAACTATTTTAGGCACAACTAAGTTTCTGGGTGCGTTAGGTTATTACACCGTTGGCAAAGCTTATCATGAATATTATCGGGACGATAAAACGTCATATGCTGAGTTAGTGGAGTTGACAAATGAAGTGAAAAATATGATTTATGAAAAATCGGAAAAATATGAGCAAGAAATGACTGATTTTAGAGCCAGAATGCACAATGCAGGGATGTATGACTAGTAAAAAATATACCGTCGCTATAATATACACAGGAATATTATAGCATATGCCAGGTAAAAAACGGAGGAAAACCCATAAAATGAAACGTCGTAGAGGCGGTACTAAACGGGTACAACCAGAGGAATTACAAAAATGCGATTCATTTTGCCGCAAAACCTATGTCAATAAACACAGAGAATGGTTGCGCAAAAGTTATTCCACAAATCCAGATCCTTATTATACCCGTGAACGAATAGAAAAATTATTGGGTAATGTGGATGTTGAACACAAAATTTCCGAATGTAAGCAAATTTACTGTAATCCTGGATGCGATGGGTGGTCTAGATCTTCACTTCGCTACGTTTGTCCAGCATGTAAAGAATTGTATCGGAAAAACGCCAAAGAAGGATTGATCACCATGTGTAGATATGATGATGTGATAAAATAAACAATAACGTAAAAATCACATAAAAAAATTATTCCAGTATAGAATAATAATCGGAGGGTATTGGCCATGGATAAAACTAGCGTTTTGAGAATATTTAACACAAATTTTTTCGATTTTTTCAACGAGATTCTGAAGATCTATCCCGATAATCCGGGAATCATGACCGGAAAAAATGCTTTCGAAATGGCCAAGAAAGCCAACCCCACGATCTTAATCAAAGTCTGGTATAATTTTATTTATTCACGTTACCACAGCATCATTGACGCGGGTGATATTACCTTTATCTATGAAAAAGACTATGGCGAAGATGTTGGTCACTTGGGCAGTGCCCACACCATTTTAGAGATCATCGATTCTTTGCGCGAACCTATCCGTACCATGAGCGACGAGAACAAGGCGCATTCTATGCACTACATGCAGGTGTTGAGCCGGCTCTCCGAAGCCTACAATAATTTATCCAAGTAAGCCACCGCCCATTATAATTCTTCAAAACCGATATAAATTCTTATCTAATGATAGGGAAAGTACCATAACGTAAAAAAAATGTACAATTCGGACGATCCATATGAACGGATCTTGGAAGATGTCGGGAATATGCGGGAATTGACAGACGAGCAATTGAGATTTTTATCTATGCGTCCCAGAATAGATATTATCCAAGTACTAATTGCGATGAGCAAAAGCATGGGTCTATTGTTGGAGAGTATGTCGACGAGTAATTTAGACGGCATGCGCCCAAATAATCAGTCATTTGTAAGTATGGTGTCGAACAAAATGAAAGAGATCCGGACAAAGTATACGGAAGACCGCGATGATACACCAAAAATTGGGTTTTCCGTTTCGACAGATGAATCTAACAACACCCGTAAAAGAATCAAGTTGAACCAGCTGTTGAATAATG